ATATCGCCATACTTTAGTAAGGCACGATAATCTCTAATCAGCATTTTTTAGTTTTTTATATAGTTTATAATGTCTATCGATTGAACGCATTGCTCCTTCAATAGATGTGAAATAATCTCCTCTCCAGTAGTAGAACTTATCTAGGGGTTTTTTGCTATCCCAATGAATAAACATACCACGATAGAGGTAATCCTTTTTGATCCTGTGGGCATCGATTGTGACCATGAAATAGTCACGAAGCCCTTTTTGTTTTAGATGTGATGGTGTTGGGTGCACGATTGCAGATTTTTATTGCGTTATTGAATATCTTGTTTCTAGTACTTGCACAATAGGTTCAGTCTTTACTCCACTAGATATGTTTATGAATCTGTCATAAGCTTTGTCTTTATTATGACTTAAGCTATTCTCCATGAATAACTCATCTTTTCTAGTGTAGTAGATTACTGATTGCGTTACTACATTTGTTTCTGTTACGAACTCGAATTTTGCCATGTTTAAGGTTTTTTGGTGTTAAAAATATCCCTACTCCCATTGGGATAACCCACTAACGATTATAATTTGTTTAATTAGTAGGGATAGTGCTTTAAGTGTTAGGGTAAATCTTGTTAAGTTTTTTGTGTCGTTCAAAGTAGGATTGTGCCCCACGAGATTTTTGCTGACTCATAATGTTCTCGTGATACACAGGATCAAGAAAGGTTTTTGCCTCATAATTGTAGTAAACTTGGTCACCACGACTGAAGTTTTTGCCTGTAAGACTGCATCTGCAATCATACTTGGCAGTGATTAATTCAAAATTCATAGATGGGTTTTTTGTTTTGTTTGGTAAAATTAAGGAGTTTTTGTTATTATTTCAGATTTTTATGTTAATGTTTTCACAAAAGTTTTTGGCTGATCCAAGCAGATTTTTGTCAGCATGGGATTTTTAGCAGGTTTTTGTTAGCGTAAGCGGACTGTTGCCATGGATTTTTAGGGGTTTTTGTCGGGGGTTTTTTGCTGGATTTTTGGCCATATGCAGAAATTATGTATTAGTTGCATAAACAACTAATGTTTAAACATTGATGTTATAACATTGATATTTTGCAATATCCTAAGCTTATAACAGTATAAAAATGCCGTTTAAAGCTATTTTAAGGCCTAAATTTGGCTTATCTTTTTTAATTGATACAAGTACTTCAATCAAAATAAATAAGCACAAAATAAGCCATAAATTTAACGAGCTAGAAAGTCCTGGTAAGCTTTGTTAGTTCTTTGATCCTGGCTTAGTTCCTGGCTTACTTTATTTGCTATTGCCTGCAGCTCCTTTGTATATAAGTCCTGCAGGAATTCAAGCCAATACCGTTGCTTAGGATCATTCAAGGCCTTAATTTTGTTAATCTTGTTTTTTAATGCGTAGATATTCATAAAATATTAATTTAATGAGCTCCTTTGCCAGGATTCGATCCTGCAGCCTATAGCAACAAAGGATATAAAAAAGGGCCCTATTAAGGCCCTAATTTAATTAATTAGAATAAGAAAATTTAATATTTCGAGCTTTCAAGTCCTTTATTGACTGGCTGGCCTTACTTCCTTTCGGCTGCTGGCCATGGATCAACAAAGCAAAGCTTTCTTTGGTCTTATAAGCAGCTTCATCTGTATGGTCAATTGAAAGGCCTAATCTTTCGGCTTCCTCAGGACTATAAACGACCTTAGCGAATTTTAGGCCATGTTCTAATATTTGAGCATCTAATTTGCCACCTTCTGAGGCATTAAGGACTAAATTAGTAGGTATTTCTTTTATATAATTTACCCAATAAACTAGGCTTTTGGTGTAAGCATAAAATAAGACATTGGGCCTAAGCTTTGCCACCTGCAGCCATGCTAAAAAGTAAGCTTCATTAAAAAAGTCACCACTAACATGAATTCGTACTATATTAGCTTTTTTAGGTAAACTTTGTAGGATCAAATTAGTAGCATCTACAGTAGTAAGCTTTTTTAATAGGTCGAAATTATGCCACCTGGCTAGTCTTACATTAGGATAAACGGCCTCTGCAGATGCGGCAAAGCACCTAAATTGGGTATTGGGGCCATCTGTTAATTTACCGGTTAATTTATCTGCCTTGCTTAGGCAATCATTTGCGAAAGGACATGAATGACCAGCAGGTAAAGAAAAGGTATAAATATTTTTGCCTAGTTTGGCATTGCCCTGTTGAAATTTTAATAGTTGCATGATTTTTGAATTTAGGTTATTTATTTAATTAGTGTTTTCAATTCTTTTTTTAGTTCTTTTGCTTTTGATCCTCTATAGCTTGAAGCATTGCTAAGAAAGTATAAAATAATACTTTTTGCCGTATCCTGGCCGTAATTTTCAAGCTCGTTATTAATTGTAAGCATTGCAGCCAGGTAAGGCCTTGCACCAAAATAAGGGGCTTGCCAGTCATTAAGGATATCCTGAGCAATCTTATAAACTGGCCTTGAATTAATTGTTTGCATTTTGTTTGCTTTTGTAGTTATTAAAAAAGTATCCTTTATAAAATATGAATTCGGCTTCTCGGCTAGTGTAACCGTATGAATAGAATTTATTTAATTGGTGCAGTTTTTCAAGCTCCTTGTAAATCTTTGTATTTTCTGGCCTGCAACATTGTTTGATTGCAAAGAAAGTCTCAATATCCTCCTGCCTTTCTTGAAAGTAAAGCAAGTAGGTTTTTTTAGTAAAGTTTAACATGGCTATTTATTTTTAATTGTTTGATAAATTGTTTTAATTAAGGTATAAATTAGAATTGAGGCTATAAATAGGGCAATCAATTCGAGTAAGCTAATTACTTGCATTTTCTTTGATTAATAGGTGGATTAATAGGCGTAATAAAGTACCTATAAAATAGGTAACTAAGCCAATAAATAAGATAGGCAATAAAGTTTCTGTAAATTGGTACATGGTATTAGTTATTAATAGTTAAAAAATAGTTATCAATTTTAGCCTTTGCCTTTGCAACGCTATCAAAGTTTAATGAGAATGTCCCAAACATTGGTAAATTGTTTAAGCTACTTGTGGTTATCTCCTCCTGAATATTAAGCTCCTCGCTTATGTAGGTACTTAATTCAAAGCCCTTGTAAATTTCCTGGCTGTATAGTATTGCATTATTCATAATAAAGGTGCCAATTGTTTTATATTGACTTAGTAAAGATAGGTATAAATATCAAACAATGTGAAACAATGTTAAAAGTATATGTTAAAATAAAGTTAATTTGTTAAATTGATCTAAGTAGTATACATTATATTAGTATATACAATAAATAGGTAACTTATATAATTATATACTGTATTAATACAATAGTATGTTATTGGTATATTGTATATGATCAATAAAGGGATATATTAGTATATACAATTATTGTAAGTATTAATAGATCGTTCTTAGTTGGTGCACAAACGAGCGTAAACAGTCAATACAATTAAAATACATATTTTTGGGGCTAATAATAGGGTAAAATGCCTACGAATGGCTTCGTATTTAACATAATGGTAATTATGAGCTAAAATGGGTATTGATAATCAAGGAGTTATAAAAGGATATTACTACGAAGATCCCCGTAGACCCCCTACCACTTGTTTTCGTACGAAAAATTTCGTAGATCCCTTGTGCCCTCCAATATTCTGATACCAACCATTGTTTTAACATTTTTTGATATTTGATTTTTTTTATTTTCCATATAACCCATTATAATTTATTATAATATGAATATACCGAAAAGAGAACTAGACAAACGCTACAAGCAAGGAGTTGATACAGGAACAATGAGTTCCAATAATGTTGAATTGCCATTGAAGAGTTATTCTGCACTAAATAAGCCTAATGGGAATATCCTAACCGATAATATACCAAAGCAAGAGTTAAGGATGATGAGTAGCAAGTCGATGAGAAAGTATGTTAGGAACATGAAGAAGAATGAGTTAAGGAAAGCCAAACTAAAAAACCAGTAATATGAAAGACACGGTAGCCAAGAGAACTTACAGATGTAAATGCGGAGTATCTACAGAGGATTATGTTTGGGATAGTTCCATAAGGGAACATACCATCAAGTGCACTAAGTGCGAAAGTGTGCTTAGCTTTGACCATATCAAGGTAGAGAAGGTAGTACATATCACATCTATCCGAACACCAACTAAAAACCGATAATATGGAAATATTTGTAAAAGCATACTATGATGGTATGATGATTTTATTTTTCTCGTTTTTTATATTTTGCATAACAAGAAAAGGAGAAAGAACAAAAAAATGGTAACCAAAAACGATTAATATGAATGCAGAATTCAGAGATATTAGCAAAGAAGCTTTTATCATAGCTTACAAGGAGAATTTTGGCAATATCACCATTGCTTGTGAATCAGCAGGGGTTGGTAGAGGTCAATACAAGGCCTGGTGTGATAAAGATCCTGAGTTTAGACAAAGATTGGCTGAAATAGAGCCCGAGGAGATTATGCTTGACTTCGGTGAGCATAAGTTGATGGAAAGGATTGCTAAAGGTGATACCTTGGCCACAATGTTCCTATTGAAGACTAAAGGTAAGCGTAGAGGCTATATCGAAAGGCAAGAGGTTGCTCATGAAGGAGATGTGGTTAAGCAGATTACTGTTAATGTTCTAAAAGCTAGTCATGTAGAAGAATTGTCTAATGGTGCTCAGCAGTTAGATGGAGATGAAAATACTCAACTTGAGGATAGTGGATTCGTAGTTCCAGCTACCGAAGCTGCTAATATCCAAGATATTCCACTTTACGAGTTCGATAAAGAGGTAGAACTACCGAATGAGATGGATATATATGAAGAATAGGGCTATTTAGCATTTTAAGGCGATTCTAGGGCATATCTGCCTTTAAGTAGTACTATCTATCCAAAAAGGGGTAGAGTGTCTTAAAACGCTTCTAAATGCCCTTTAATTAGATTGCATGAATTTTTCCGAATTATTCATGCAGATTTGCCAAAGTCGGTAGTAAAACTTGGACAATATCCGAATTAGTGTCACCAATTTATATAAATATGTGACATAGTTAGGGGTAACTCTGTTAATTGTTGTAACATTATTAGGGCATATATGTTACTGATTTATATAGGATTGTAACAGAATTTGTTAATTGTTAAAATTGGGTTTGTTATATGTTGTAACATATATAAGCTAAAATTTGTTACAAATGGGTGCAAATGAATATAAATGGGAGCAAAGTAGTAATAATACTACCCTAATATCAAAAGATGTAAACTTTGCAAGTTTTGATATTACTCAATCGACTGAGTAATTTTACTCAATGAGCCGTAAATGATTGATAAACGGCTCAAGAATGATTGATAAAGTGCCTTATAAAGCACAAAAGCATATCAGAATGTGCATTTTATGACGCATTATGCACTCATTGGTGTCATTTAATGCACTTTATGGTGGATATCCCCTACTTTCCTATAAAACGAAAAGGATTAGCTTTGTCTTGAGCAAACCAAAATTTTTAATTTATTTCTATGGAAGTAACCACCAATGTTGTCTTTGAGGTACTAAACAACTCGAAGAAGAGAATCTCTGTTATGCAAGGAGGTACGAGGTCAGGAAAGACTTACAATGTGCTTACCTGGTTTATAGTTAAACTTCTGCAAGAAAGAGGTAAAACCCTAACAATTTGCCGTTCATCCCTACCAAGTATCAAGGGATCGGTCATGAGGGATTTTATTGAGATACTATCGAAGTATAAACTCTACTCGGAGGAGAAGCACAACAAATCAGAGAACTTATACTTCCTTAATGGCAATACGGTAGAATTTGTATCTACCGACCAACCGCAGAAGATTAGAGGTCGTAAAAGGCACTATCTGTTTATTAACGAGGCAAATGAGGTTAACTACGAGTCTTGGATGCAGTTAGCCCTAAGAACTACGGATAAAATCGTACTTGATTATAATCCTTCCGATTATTACTCTTGGATATACGATAAGGTCATTCCTAGGGAAGATACCGACTTTACTATCACGACTTATAAGGATAATCCTTTTTTAGATAAAACCATTATTGCCGAGATTGAAAGATTAAAGGATGCCGACCACGAATACTGGAGAGTTTACGGATTAGGGGAAAGAGCAATTAGTGAAGCTACTATTTATAGCCATTGGAGAAGAAGAAGGAACTTCCCTGAAGGTGGAGATGTGTTTTACGGACTTGACTTTGGTTATAACAATCAGACTGCCCTTGTAAGGTGTAAGAACTTCGATGGTGACATTTATGTCGAGCAACTGATATATGATACCAAGATGTCAACCTCCCTTCTAATAGACCGCTTAAAGTCTATGGGGCTATCTCGTAGAGATGAGATATTCGCAGATGCTGCCGAACCGAAAACAATAGCCGAAGTAAATAAAGCAGGGTTTAATTTAAAGTCTGCTACCAAAGATGTGTTTGCAGGAATTAATAAGGTTAAATCATTTCCATTGTTTATAAAATCAGAATCTTTAGATTTGTTAGATGAGATTAAAAACTATAAGTGGAAAACGGATCATGATGGCAACACAATGGATGAGCCTGTTAAGTTTCGTGACCACTTGATGGATGCTATGCGTTATGCTATCTACTCAAAATATGCGAAAGCAAAAAGAGGATGGGTGGTTTAGGTTAAAAATTTGTTACTTTTGTAAAAATATCATATAGTGAAGTTAACGGACATACTAAGTGCGGTTAATCCTTTTAAACAAAAGGCAGCCCCTAGAAAAAATACGAACCTTAATAACCCATTTGGTGATTTTGGTGGTTTAATAGGCGGTAGAACGCTTTACCCAAATTTAGACTATGCCAAGTTCGTACAGGATTACGATAACAATAGCGAAGTCTATTCTATCATCAAGCGTATCTCAAAAACAATCTCTACAGTTCCATTCTATGTTTATAAGGTTAAGAGCAAGAAAGACTTGAACACTTATAAATCTATGATGGCTAACGCATCAAGCGGAGCAGATATTGCTCGTGCGGAGTTAGTAAGGATTAAGGCAGTTGATGAGATTGCTGATAGTCCGCTAAACAAATTATTAGAAAGACCGAATCCATACCAATCATTCTCTGAGTTCATCGAGAATATCATTGGTTATAAACTTATTACAGGTAACTCTTACATATGGGCTAATAGATTAGCTAGTGGTAAAGTTGCTGAACTTGTTACTCTCCCATCCCAATATGTCGCTATCATTAGCGATGGTACTATCAATGGGGTTGAAGGCTACTCTTTCACATTAGTTGGGTGGGATCAGTTGGATGCTAAAGATGTAATCCACT